CTAAGGGAAGAAGGGAGATCTCATGGCAGTCAGCGGCAGCGACTACACCGACATCACTCTCGTCTCGAGCACCGGGCTCACCGGCAACCAGTACTACATCGTGAGGAGCACCGGATCCGATTCGACATACAGCGGCGGGAACGGCACGTGCCTTCTTTGCACGTCGGCCACGGGTGGCCTGAACGGCGCGAAGGGCGTGCTGCAGAACGACCCCGACACGGGCCAGGCGGCGACCGTCCGCGTCGTCGGCCTGACGAAACTCGTGGCGAGCGCCGCCATCGGCGTGGGTGACCTGGTGGGCTGCACGACCGGCGGCACCGGCGTGACCACGGCGACCACGGGGCAGTTCTACATCGGCCGCGCCGAGTCCGCGTCGACCGCAGCGGGGCAGATCATCAGCGTCCGGCTGGTGGGTCTGTCTCCGTTCATGGGCTCGACCGCGTAAGCGGCTCCAGGAGAAGGAGAACCACACATGCCTCTACCCACCTCTCGCGATGTCCACATCGACCAGTTGGCGACGAACGCCTCGATCGCCTACAGGAACACTTCGTATATTGCCGACGAGGCGTTCCCGCTGCTGCCCGTGCAGAAGCAGAGCAACATCATCCTCGGCTACGACAAAAGCTACTGGTTCCGCGACGAGGCGCGCATGGCCTCCCCCGGCGCCGAGGTGCCTGTCGCCGAGTACGCGGTCAACTCGACCGACACGTACTTCTGCCACCGGCATCGTCTCGGCCGCCTGGTGTTCGACGAGCAGCGCGACAACGCCGACGCGCCGATCAACCTGGACCGCGAGGCCGTCGAGTTCCTCACGGACAAGATCCAGCTGCGCCGTGAGGTGCAGTTCGTGAACAGCCACTTCGTCACGGGTGACTGGACCACGGACAAGACGGGCGGCACCGACTTCACGGTGTGGTCCAACTACGCCGGCAGCTCCCCGCTGGTGGACGTGACGTCCTACCAGGACACGGTCGACGCGCTGATCGGCCGCGACCCGAACAAGTTCATCGTCGGAAAACAGGTGTACATCCAGCTCAAGAACCATCCGGACATCATCGACCTGATCAAGTACACCCAGCGCGGCCAGATCACGCCGGATCTCCTCGCGTCGCTGCTCGAGTTCGAGAAGTTCCTGATCGGGCGCGCGCTCTACACCACGACGAAGGAGGGCACCGCTGAGGCGTCGGTCGTGTACTCGCGCGTGTGGGGCAAGAACGGCCTGATGCTGTACACCCCGCCGTCGCCGTCGCTGATGACGCCGAGCGCCGGCTACACGATCGTCTGGCAGCGCGTCGCCGGGGCGATTCAGTACCTGCAGCGCTTCCGTCGTGAGGAGGCCGAGGCCGATCTGCTCGTCATCAACTCGTACTTCTCGCAGAAGAAGACCTCGGCGGATGCGGGACTCTTCCTCTCCGGGGCAGTCGCGTAGTCATGGCGAAGAAACTGGTGTGGGCGGCGCGCCCGTTCGGGTACGGGGACGACTACCCGATGCTCGACGTGGGCCAGGTGATCGAGATCGAGGTCGGCAGGCAGCCCAACGACGAGAAGCTGCTGCGCCTCGGCCTGCTGCGCGAAGTCGACTCGAAGCCGGTGCAGTGCGGCCGGTGCCCGGCGCAGTTCCTCAACGACGGCCACCTCAACAGGCACGGGAGAAACCGGCATCGGGTGTCGGCCGCGGTCTCGGGGCGGCAGGAGATGCCGGAGGCGGATCTACAGACGGCGGAGGCGCTCGGCAACCTGCGGGCGCTCGAGGCCGCGGACGAGTTCGCCGAGAAGACGATTCCGCTGGATCTGTCGAAGACAAAGGCGAGCCAGGGGGAAAGCAAGCGGGCGCGCGCGTCGCGGTGAAGGGTGCCCGCGCCCGTCGCGGGTGACGTTTAGCAGCGAGGTGAACGAATGGGCAACCGGCTAACCAAGGGTATCGCGCGAGTCGGCAGCATCGCCGTCGAGACGTCGGGCGGCTTGATGTTCGATGCCGGCCGAGCCACGTACAAGTTGAGGGCCCTGACCTTCGCCGACGCCGGTTCCACGGTGGAGCAGGACACCGGCTTCGACCTGCCGACGAACGGCATCGTCCGAGATGTCTTCCTCAAGATCACCACCGCCAGTTCCGCGGGCGGGACGATCCACGTCGGACTCCTGGCATCGGAGAGCGGCGGCGACGCCGACGGGTTCCTGACGAGCGTCGGGACGTCGTCCACGGGGACGTTCCGTGGCGAGATCACGGCGACCGCGACGGGCGACGCGCGCTTCATGATCACGGGGAGCAAGCGCGGCGCGTTCCTCGCCGTGTGGTCGTCGGGTACGACGGCGGTGACGATTCCGGGGCTCGGCTACGAAAAGGCGCACGTGCTGACGTCGATCGCGGCGCGGTCCGTGTCGTGGACGTCGAACAGTTCGGCGGCATCCACCGGACTCATCGCCGGCACGATCTTCGTCGAGTACACCGAGATCGCCTGAGGGGTCCTGAATGTCTCAGGGCCTCCAGCTAACCCGGTCGACCAGCTCCAGCACGGACGGCGGTGGGATCGCGTTCGGCTTCAACGCCACCAGGGTAACGCTGATCAACACCGGGGCCAGCGCCGCCGTCTTCGTCAACTTCACGACGACGAGCGGAGCAACCACGGGCGACTGGCCGGTCATCGCAGGCTCGTCCGAGCAGGTCACCCTCATCTCGCAAAAGGGGGGGTACTTCACCGGGCTCTCGCACGTGAGCACGAGTGGGGCCGCGCCGACGTTCCGCGTCCTGGCAATAGCTCTGTGAGCAGATGACTTGGACCTTTGCCTCGACTGGCGACTTCTCGACGAGCCGCGACCAGGTCCGGATCTTCGTCGGTGACGTCGACTCGACGGATCCACTACTCACGGACGAAGAGATCACATATGCGGTGGCTCAGGGGGGGACCGTCCGCGGTGCGGCTGCGCTCGCCGCCGACTGGATCGCTGCGCTGTTCTCGAGGCGTGCTGACAAGTCCGTCGGCGATCTGTCCCTCTCGGCCTCGCAGAAGTCGAAGCAATACGCCGAGCTTGCGGCCAGGCTACGCCGCGAGCAGGTCACGCTGTCCTTGCCCTACTTCGGCGGCATCTCGATTGCCGCGAAGGATACCCGTGAGGCGGACGCAGACCGCGTGCTGCCGGCGTTCACCATGACGATGCTCGACGACCCCGAGGTATCGCCCGCGGCGACGCAGAGCGCGGACGAGGACGCGTGATGTCGTTCGAGCGCGACTTCTTCGAGATGATGCCGGAGACGGTCAGCTACCGGGCCTATTCATCGCTGTCGACGGACGGGTACGCCTCCAAGGTCTACAGCCCCGCGGCGACGGACACGGCGAAGAGCGTCCGCGCGCGCGTGGAGCCCCACAAGACCATCGTGAAGGATGTCAACGGACGCGAGGTGGTGTCTTCCATTCGCGTGTTCCTGGCTCCATGGAGCACCGCCGGAACGTCGGACTCGATCAACGTCGGTCCGTCGGATCTGATCACGCTGCCGTCCGGCTTTCTGCTCGCTGGATCCTCGGCGCCTCCAATCATCGCCGCGTACCGGACGCAGGACGAAGGCGGGATGCACCACAACGAGGTCTTGATCTGATGGCGTTGGAGCCGATCACCGTCGTTGGGGTCGACAAGGTGCTGGCGAAGCTCGGCCGATACGGGGCCGAGGCGCGGCACCTGGCCGGGGCGGCGATCTACCAAGAGGCGCTCGTCATCATGGCCGACTCCAAGGACAACTACGTGCCGGTGGATCAGGGCGTGTTGAAGTCGACCGGTCACGTCGAGCTCCCCGTGGTCAGCGGAAACAACGTCTCGGTCAAGATGGGCTACGGCGGTCCGGCCGCGCCGTACGCGCTCGCGGTTCACGAGAATCCCCGCGCCGGAAAGACCGGGGGTGTCTCACCGAAGGGGCAGCGATACAAGCACTGGGCCACCGTCGGCGGCTACAAGTATCTCGAGCGGCCGCTGCTCGCGGCTGTACGCGGATTCAGCAGCCGAATCGCGGCGCGACTGCGCGGGATAGCGGTGAGATGAGATGGCCCTCGTGTCGGACATCACCACCTATCTGGTCGCGCAGGGTCTCGGCCTTACGGTCGGCAGCACGGGCAACCTGCTCAACGTCCCCTTCTCCGACGTTTCGCCCCAGGCCGTCGCGTGCGTCATTCAGTACGGTGGCCTGCCGGCCATCAGGGCGTTCGGAGCCTCGATCGGATCTCCGGTGTGCGAGGTCCATCGCTTTCAGGTCCTCGTCCGCGACGTCGCGAACAACTTCGCCACAGCACAGACGCTCGCGGAAGACATCCACGACAAGCTCGACCATCTTGGCGAGTCAACGCTCTCCGGCACGAGGTATCTGAACGTGGTTGCTCTCTCGCCGCCGTTCCCCATCGGCCAGGATGCGAACGATCGGTACGAGTTCTCGTGCAACTACGAGGCCTGGAAGGTCCGATGACGGAAGACTTTGAAGATTTCGACGCCACGCCCGGGTCGCTGGGAACCGACAGCGGCCGGAAGGTCGCGCCGCGCGCAATAGAAGACAGGCGCAACGAGCCCGCCGCGCAGACGTCGTCACCGCGGGTCTACCTGATGACGGGATCGCAGAAGCTCCAGTTGCCCGGGAAGACCGTGATGCCCGGCTGCGGCGAGTTCACGGCCGTCCTGTCTCCTGAGAACGAGGAGTTTCTGATCAGGATCGGTGCAATTCAGAAGGTAGGGGGATAGGCCGATGGCAATTCAGACCTGGACGAACGGCTACGTGCTCATCAACGCGGTGGACCTGAGCAACCACGGCCACTCGCTCATGATCAACTTTGGTCAGGACACGGCGGACGCCAGCACGTTCGGCGACTCGCACCACAAGTTCCGCGCGGCCCTGGGCAAGCGGACCTGCAGCATCACCTTCTTCAACGACTACGCCGCGGGCAACGTCGAGGCAACGCTCCGGGCGCTGATCGTCGGGTCATCCTCGACCGGCGTCACGGTAGCCGTCCGGCCGTCCAACTCGGCGACCACGGCCGTCAATCCCGAGTATTCGTTCCCCGCGATCCTGGACGGCGATCTGAACGTGATCAGTATCGGGGCTGTCGGCGGCCTGCAGGACATCACGGCGAACTTCGTGCCTTACGGCGCGATCGCCGTCTACACGTCGAGTTCATAGGAGAGGTAAGAGCCCATGGCGATTCAGACCTGGACCAACGGCTACATCGACATCAACGCCGTCAACCTGAGCGATCACGGCCACTCGCTGACCGTGAACTGGGGCGAGGACACGGCCGACGCCACCACGTTCGGCGACTCGCACCACAAGTTCC